AGAATACTTTACATTTGAAGTACCTGGTTTTAAGTTTATGCCTCAATATCGTAGTAGAGTTTGGGATGGCAAAATTAGACTATTCAGTTATGCTACAGGTCAAATCTATGCAGGACTTTATCCTTACATTGTAGATTGGTGTAAAAAGAATGATGTACAGGTTGTTGACGGAACTAAAATAAAAGATGTATCAATAAAAGAAGATGATATAGATAAGTTTTTAAAAGCACTTAAAATTCCTAAAATAGAAATAAGAGATTATCAAAGAGAGGCATTTGTACACTCTATTAAAAAGAGTAGATGTTTATTATTATCTCCTACTGCCTCTGGTAAATCTTTAATTATATACTTAATGTTAATCTTTAATTTATTGAGATTAAAAGAAAGTAAACAAGATAAAATACTCATTATTGTACCAACAACATCTTTAGTAGAACAATTATTTAAAGACTTTAAAGATTATGGTTATAATAGTGATCGTAACGTACATAGAATATATCAAGGACACGATAAAGAAACAAACAAAAGAGTTATTATATCTACTTGGCAATCAATCTATAATTTACCTAAAAAATGGTTTCAACAATTTGGTATGGTGATTGGTGATGAAGCACATTTATTTAAAGCAGTTTCATTAAGTAAGATAATGAATAAACTTGAAAAATGTAAATATAGAGTTGGACTTACAGGTACTTTAGATGGTACTAAAACACATAAACTTGTATTAGAGGGTTTATTTGGTACTGTAAATAAAGTTGTATCAACAAGTGAATTACAAGAAAAGAAACAACTTGCTGACTTAAAGATATTCTGTTTAATACTTCAACACGATAAAACTGCTAGACACTTTTTAAAAGATAAAACATACCAAGAAGAAATGGATTATATCGTTTCTAACGAAAAACGGAATAAATATATACGCAATCTATGTTTGTCTTTACAAGGCAATACATTATGTCTGTTTCAGTACGTTGAAAAACACGGAATGCTACTTAAACAATTAATCGAGGAGAAAGCTGATGATAAAAAAGTTTTCTTTGTTTATGGAGGTGTTGAAGCAGAAGAGCGAGAAAAGATTCGTTTCATTACAGAAAAGTCGGAGGGGGCTATTATTGTTGCTAGTTATGGCACTTTTTCTACTGGCATTAACATTCGTAACTTACACAATATTGTTTTTGCTAGTCCTTCAAAGTCTAGGATTAGGAATCTCCAAAGTATTGGCCGTGGTCTTAGGTTAAAAGATAATAATTCTAGTGCTACATTATATGATATTTCAGATGATTTAACTTATAATGAAAAAGAAAATTACACTTTAGCACACTTTAGAGAAAGAATAAATATCTATAATGAAGAAGATTTTAATTATGAAATACACAACGTAGAGTTAAAGTAATATGCACCATACTACAGAAAATATTAAAATAATAAAATTGGTTAACGGTGAAGATGTTGTTTGCATATTGCCTATTGGTGATAAACAATTACCAACAGATTCTAAACTAATGCGTTTAGAAAAACCTCTATTAATTAAGTATGTGCCTCAAATGACAATGACAGGTTTTAAAGATTATGTTGCTTTAATTAAATGGTGTTCTTATACACCAGATCAAATTATTACTATTCCAAAAGATAAAATTATGACAATAACTAGTGCTACTGTAGAAATGGCTAGTAGTTATATGAATATTGCTAACACTTACAATCAAAAACCAGTTCCCGTCAAAAATAGTAAATATACAACACAAGAATTATCTGCTGAACAAAATGAAAAACTTAATGAAATATTTGATGAATATGATGATGAAGATTTGGATAAAACTATTCATTAATAATACTATCTTTAGCTATTACCTTCAATCACTCACTACACGCTCCATTATACACAAAATAATGAAAAAGTCAATGTTAAAACAGGAAAAAAATAATATTTTTTATTATAAAAAACTCCAATTAAAACATTGACATTTTAAACAAAATATAGTATATTATATATTATGAATAACAAACAAAAAAAAGAACATTATGTAAATAATAAAGAGTTCTTGCAGGCAATGATTGAATATCGTAAGATGGTCAATAAAGCCAAAAGAAAAAAATTACCTAAACCACCAGTTACAGATTATATTGGTAGTTGTTTTTTAAAGATTGCGAATCATTTATCGTATAGACCTAATTTTATTAATTATACTTTTAAAGATGATATGATTAGTGATGGTATAGAAAATTGTTTACAATACCTAGACAACTTTAATCCAACTAAATCAAATAATCCATTTGCATATTTTACACAAATCATATATTATGCATTTATAAGAAGAATACAGAAAGAGAAAAAACAAGTTACGATTAAAAATAAACTTATTACAGATTCTAATTATGATGATATGACATTACAACCTGGTGAAGATAAGGAGTTCACAAATCAATTTACAGAATATCTTAAAAAGAATATGCCAATTGAAGAACAACAAAAAATAGCAGATAGTAATAAGAAAAAAAAGAGGGTCAGAAAAAGTAAAAATAGTTTAGATTACTTTATGAGTTATGAAAATAGCATTACTGAATGATACACACTTCGGATGCCGTAACGACTCACCTGCATTTATAAGTTATCATAATCGTTTCTATGACGAGATATTTTTTCCATATCTTATTGAGAACAAGATTGATACTCTTATTCATTTAGGTGATGTTGTTGATAGAAGAAAGTTTATTAATTTTAATACAGCGCATAATTTTCAAAAGAAGTTTTGGAAACGATTGTGGGAGTTAAAAATAGATACACATATTATATTAGGCAACCACGACACTTATTACAAAAACACAAATGAAGTTAATTCAATAGAACAACTTGTTACTACTTTTGATGGTGTAAACGAACCTTGGATATACACAGGTCCTAAAGAAGTAGAAATAGGTGGTTGTCGTATGTTATTTTTACCTTGGATATGTGACGACAATTACGAAGATTCAATATACGCAATAGATCACTCTACCGCTGATATTTGTTTTGGTCATTTAGAAGTAAAAGGATTTGAAATGCACAATGGTGTTATGAACGATCACGGTTTAGAAAAAGAACAATTAAGAAGATTTGAAAAAGTATTTTCTGGTCACTTTCATAAAAAATCAGATGACGGACATATTTATTATCTAGGAACTCAATATGAAATTATGTGGTCAGACTATAATTGTCCTAAAGGGTTTCACGTATTTGACACAGAAACACGAGAATTAGAAAGAATATCTAATCCACTTACAATCTTTAAAAAAATAATTTATGATGATAAAAAAACAGATTATACTAACTTTGATTTAACACCATATGAAAATTGTTTTATAAAGTTATTTGTTTCTAATAAAACAAATGAAGATATGTTTAATAAACTAGTAGATTGTTTACAAAATAAAATGAATGTACACGAGGTTAACATTATTGAAGATGTACAAAGCGATATGTTTACTAGTGTAAGAGAAGATATATTAGATCAAGGAGAAGATACCATTACGTTTTTAAATAATTACGTAGATCAAATACAAACAGATTTAAACAAACAAAAGTTAAAAGAGTTTATTAAAGAAACTTATATTGAAGCAAACGACCATTATTCAAAATGATTATATTTAAAAAAATAAAATGGAAAAACTTTTTATCTACTGGTAATCAGTTTATTGAAGTTGACTTAACAAAATCTAATACAACCTTAATTATAGGTAAAAACGGTTCAGGTAAATCTACTTTACTTGACGCTATTACTTTTGTTTTGTTTAATCGACCATTTAGAATTATTAAAAAAGAACAAATAGTAAACACTATTAATAACGGCGATACTTTAGTTGAAATAGATTTTTCAGTTGGCACAAAACAATATAAAGTTATACGAGGTATTAAACCTAATATTTTTGAAATTTATTGTAATGATGAACTTGTAAATCAAAATGCTTCTACTGTTGATTATCAAAAAGTTTTAGAACGTAATATAATGAAATTAAGTTATAGATCATTTGTTCAGGTTGTTATACTTGGTTCTTCTTCTTATGAACCATTTATGAAAATGAAATCTCGTTATAGAAAAGAAGCAGTTGAAGAAATATTAGACATTAAAGTTTTTTCACATATGGATTGGATGCTAAGAGAAGAACAATCAAATTTAAATAAAAAAATAGTAGAAGTAAAACATAATGCAGATTTAATACAAGCAAAATATGAATTAGAAAGTAAACATTTTAATGAGATTAAAAACAGAAATGTTGATGATAAAAAAATAAAACAAGATCAAATTGATAAAATAGAAAATGATAAAAAAACCTATTTACAAAAAATACAACATTTAGATAATGACTTTAAAAAATATAATGATGATATAAAAGATAAAGAAAAAGTTGAAAAAAAATTAAAAGAATTATCTAAGTTAGAAACTAAAATTGAAACAAATTTAAAAACACACGAAAGAAGTTTAAGGTTTTTTGAAGAAAACGATTCTTGCCCAACCTGTACACAACCATTAGAACCTGAATTTAGAGGTGAAAAACGTGCTTTTGAAAAAGGTAAAATAGTAACTTTAAATGATGGAATGAAAAAACTAGTAGAAGAAATAGTACAAACAGAAACAAAACTAAAAGAGTTTAATTCTATATCTAAAAAAATAACCGATTTAAATATAGAAATATCAAAATTAAATACTTCTATTGTTGAGATGAAAAGATTTAGCGATAATTTGCACAATGAAATAGTATTGTTAGAAAATAAAAAAGAAGATAGTAATAAAATACAAGAAGAATTAGATAGTCTAGCACAACAACTATTAGATACACAAACAGAATTAACAAAAATTAGTGAAGAAAAAACTTACGTTGATACAGTAAGAGAAATATTATCAGAAAAAGGTGCTAAAACTAAAATTATTAAAAAGTATTTACCTATTATGAATACACTTATAAATCAATATTTACAATCTATGGACTTCTTTATATCATTTCAATTAGATGAAGAATTTAATGAAACAGTTAAAAGTCGTCATAGAGATACTTTTAATTACAACAGTTTTAGTGAGGGTGAAAAGTTAAGAATAGACCTTGCTTTATTATTTACTTGGCGACAGATTGCTAAAATGAAAAATAGTGTCAATACAAACTTGTTAGTATTAGATGAAATCTTTGATAGCAGTTTAGATGGTCAAGGCACAGATGACTTTTTTAAGATTATAAAAACTATGACAAAAGAAAACATTTTTATCATATCACATAAAGGCGATATAATGTTTGATAAATTTACCAATATGATTAAATTTGAAAAGTATCAAAACTTTACACGATTAGAACAAACATAGGAGATATATGAAAGAACTAAAATTAATACCACCAAGTGATCCAAGAGTGTTATCAGCAATAGCACCTTTTAAAGAAGATATGTTAAAAGAAGAAGGATTTAAAGATAGAAAAGAATTATCAGATGCAATGTTTGACGCAATGAAAAAATATGGAGGCATAGGATTATCTGCTAATCAAGTAGGTTTACCTTTTAATATGTTTGTGCTAGGAGATCATCCACAATTAGAAAATGGTTTAAAGATGACTTGTTTTAATCCTATGATAATTTCTAGTAGTGAGGAAACAGTTGTAATGAAAGAAGGATGTTTAACTTTTCCTTTTGTATTTCTTTCTATCACTAGACCACGTAAAGTTACTGTTAAGTATGAAGACGAAAATGGTGATTTAAAAGAAGGTCATTTAGATGGTATGATAAGTAGAGTCTTTCAACACGAATACGATCATATGTTAGGTAGAGTATTTACAGAATATGCTAGTAAAATGAAACTAGATATGGCATACAAAAAAGCAGAAAAAGAAATGGATAGATATAGAAAATATCAAAATGCCCAAAAAAAGTAAAACATACATACACGTAAACCAACACGTAATTAGATCAAATAAAAAACATAGTAAAAATGATCCTGTAATTACAGTTAAACAAGGTAGTAAAAATACATATTGCCACGAGGTAGAAGTATTAGGACCAAGTAAGATTGTTTATGGTGGTAATGATAAACCATTATTAAGTTGTGGTGCAAGAGTTGTAATAGAAACTGAAAGTAATATTAATATACTAAAATGAAACCATACGATTTTCCTAAATTAGTCATAGAAGAACACGAGGGTTTTCATATAGTACGTGATGATCTATTAGAAGGTGGATCAAAAAGAAGATTTGTAGATAGATTAATTAGAGAAGAAATAGAAGAAGGTGCCGAAGAATTTGTATATGGTGGATGTCCAGCAAATGGATATGCTCAACTATCATTAACACTACAAGCAAAAGCATACGGTAAAAAGGCAGTATTCTTTATGGCAAAGAGATCATTAGACAATCTACACCCATACCAACAACAAGCATTAGACTATGGCGCTGATATACGTTGGGTACCCGATGGTATGTTACAAGTTACAAAAGCAAGGGCAAGAGAGTATTTTTACGAGGATCCAAAAAGGAGACGTATTTTGCCACTAGGATTAGAAGAAAAAAGAGTATTTGAAGATATAAGGGACCTTGCAAAAAATATAGAAATAGAGTATAATATTAGTATTAGTGAAATTTGGTCAGTAGGATCAAGTGGTACATTAACAAGAGGATTGCAAATGGCATTTCCAGATAAAGATGTTAATGTAGTATCAGTTGGTCATAGAATGAAACAGAATGAAGTAGGACGTGCTAAATTGTATATGTCAGATTATAAGTTTACACAAGAAGTTAAAGATAAAGACAAACCACCTTTTCCGTCTGTACCTACTTATGACGCAAAGGCGTGGCCTGTTATGAAAAAATATGCTAAGAAAGGTGCTCTGTTTTGGAACGTAGGAAAATAAAATGAAAAAAGAAACAATTGAAGAATTTTTAAAACGAGGTGGTAAAGTAGAAAAGTTAAAACCAGGTATGGCATATAATATAGGTTCTTTAGATAGATCAGGAAAGCCAAGATATACTAAACACGAAGTAGAAAGTGGTCAAAGTTCAAAATTTGGAGAATATCAAATAGAAAAAGTATATAAAAAACCAGGAACATACGAAGATAATAATGAGTGATATATTACAAGAAACACACGATAGTATAAAGGCAAAAGGTTTTCCATATTATCCTACAGATGAGAAATGGAGAAACAATATCTATAATCAACTTTTAGCCTTTAAACGTGATACTATGATAGATCACAAAAACAAAGTGATTGGTCAATCCACACACGGTTTAAATCTTGCTTGGTCTTATATGCAACACGCTTGGGGCATTAAGTGTGGTAAAATGAAAACTCCTATGGAGATATGGAATGATGAAGAACATCTTAAAAAAGGTTTAAACAAAATACTTACAGGCACATTTTTCAAACAAAAGAAACCACACGATATTACAGATTCAGATATGCGATCTATGTTAAGACGTTATAGTGGTACTCAAATGGTATCTAATTTTAGACCTACGGCTGCCGCTGCCTTATATGATATATTTGTAGAAAAAGATAGTCCACTAGAAGGCACAAGTGCTGGTACAGTATGGGATCCAAGTATGGGTTATGGTGGTCGATTATTAGGTGCAATTGCGGCTGGTGTTAATTACATAGGTACAGACCCTTGTATTCCTACATACAAAGGATTAGAACAAATAAGAGATACATACGGACATAAACATAAATCATATACACTATTAAGACAAGGTAGTGAAACATACGATCCTCAACCTGAAAGTTTAGACTTTGTATTTACAAGTCCACCATACTTTGGTTGGGAGGCATACGGTGATGAACCAGAACAATCAAGTATTAAGTTTAATACAAGTGATCTATGGAAAGAGAAGTTTTTAAAACAGACTATTGCTAACGCATATAAAGGTTTAAAGAAAGGCAAACATTTAGCATTAAATGTTGCAAACACAAAACAATACAAAACCTTTGAAGAAGATACAGTACAACTAGCACTAGATGTTGGTTTTGAACATACAGATACTTGGTGGTTATCACTATCTACACAACAAGGTGGTTCAGAAACAACTACTTTAGACGGCGAATCAGTAGAAAAGAAACAAGAAAATCGTTATTTGGGTAAGTTTACTAGACCGAATCTATCTGGTCGTAAGTTTGAACCTACGTTTATATTCACTAAATAAGAACAAAATAAGAACATCTGCTATCAAAAACCTAGTAAAATCAAGGAAAAAATAATGCTTGACTTTTTAAGGTTTTTCCTATAGAATATACGTATGATTAACACAATGACACAAAATACAAAAAGTCAGTTAGCAAAATTACTTGCAACTGAAAATATTACAGTACAAGAAAACAATGTTAAAACTGCTTCGTTTGATGTAGTTAACAGAATATTAACTCTCCCTATTTTTAAAACAGATTCAAAAGATGTAACTGATATGTTAATAGCACACGAATGTGCTCACGCTTTATATACACCAACAAAGTCTTGGCAAGATATTACAGATGATGATGAATTAAGATCATATATTAACGTATTAGAAGATACTAGAATTGACAAGTTAGTACAAAGTAAATATCCAGGTATCGTTAGAAATTATGAAAACGGTTTTGATA